TTGAACTGCCTGATAGTCTCGCCTGTGGTGATCTCTCCAGGAGTCCAGGTCTCACCGCTGCCAGTTCCAGTGACATCGATTCCCCAAACAGACTCCTTGAAGTAGCTGTTGGCGATGACCAGCTCCTTATTCAACTGGAGCACGTCAGTAACCATGTTGGTTGTCGCCTGCTCGATGGGGTAGCCCTGGTCGGCCACGTAGGGGATATCAGCCATCAGAGGCATCTCGAAGGCATACCGTCGGCACACATACGAGCCGGGGGTATCTACCTTGAGTTCTCCCTGGGGCGGGATGCTGCCGGGTCTCCACTCACCTGCCTTGTTGGTAAAGTGATTCTCCATAGCCCACTTGGGATAGAGACCGGCTATCTGGTTCACCGATATCATGGGGAACCATTTATCAGCCACGAAGTTTGTGGGTTCCTGCCTGTAGGCGAGAGACCACTCCGATTCCAGCCGGGCTACGTGGATCTGTGAATAGTCCAGGCCCTTGTTAACTACCTGCTGGGCCAGGGATGCTATAGTTTCTCTGTAATCCATGAATCATCACCTCAAATGTTCGCCTGGTACGTGAACAGTCTCACGGTAGCCGGGAGCCCCGCAGCAGCAGCGACTTCGCACTGTCCCACGATGATATCCTTGTCGGTGGGCGTGGCCTTGTCGCCGACACCACCAGTTCCGACTTTCACCAGGTCACCTACTGCCAGACCACTGGATCCAGTCTTGACGAGGGCTTTACCTCTCCACTGGACCAGCGCGGTGATTGAGAAGTTGGTGGAAGTCGCGGTTTCCGTAGGCCTGTTGCACAGGACGCCTACCGGATGGCCGCTTGTGAATGCCTGTACTGTCCGGGCTCTTGTGGTGTCCAGCTGGACGAAACAGTACTCCAGAGCAGACATGTCACCGTCCGGATTGTAGGAGCTAATGTCTCCCGGTAAAGCCTCTCTGAATGGGGCTGTAATATCAGTCACTTCAGATCACCCCCATCTGAGCGCGCACAGTACCTGCCCTCTCCTCGGCCAACACGGACTTAGCCAGAGCGCCATTCTCGCGAGTGGCTGCGGCTACCGCCAGAGCGTGGCGAACCTTTGGATCTGTGGGGCCGCTACCGGACTTCTGGATTAGGCTCTCGTGCTTGGTTACCAGGGCTTCGAACTCGGCCATAGAGGTCCCAGGTGCGGGCCTGTCGCTACCCATCGGATGATAGAGCAGCTTTCCGGCCTCGGCCTTCATTACGCTGGCCTGCTTGAGGGTCTTCAAGATAGTCTTCCGGGCCTCGGTTGGCAGAGCTTCCAGGCTCTTCAGGATCTCAGCTCCCTCTTCAGGAGTTCCCAGGCCGGAGAAATCGGACTTGGCTATCTGCTCATACTCCTTCTTGCGGAGGATAGAGCGCAGCTCCTCGTTCTCCTTGCGGATCGGTTCGACTGCTTTCTGGACGATATCCAGCAGCTCAGCCTTGCTGACCAGAGCCCTAGCTCCGGCCTTGTCAGCCCTAGCGGGCTTGGTCTTTCTCATCGGTACACTTCCATTAGCTGATTTATATAATAAGAAACGCTTCCCATTAGCCGCTTTACCGACTAGGGAAACCTCATCCAGTTCTAAATCCGTAAGTTCGTTTGGCAATAGAATCACCTCGGGTCATCAAGAAAAGATTTCAGAAGGGGGTGCGTGTGCCGGTTCCCGCAATCGAGAAACCTGTTATGTCGCCCTTCTTCACTGCCTGCCAGAGAGCAGGATCGTGGATCTTGACAGCCATAACCCAGCTCCCGGATTTCACGACCTGGCCGTTGCACTTGAAGTCGGTTGGAGCGATATAGCTCTCGATGATGGAAGCTTTGGCCACGCCAGAATGCTCTTTGCCGATCCGCTGGCTGGTCTGCATGAACTTGTGACAGGCCGCCCGGATCTCGGACTTGCTCAGGCGGTCACCCTGCAGGTCTATGACATTGGGCTCGCTGACGACTCCATAAACGATCTGCTGATCGCTGCCCTTGGCGACGATGATAGGCACCCGGTAGGACTTCATGACCTTGCTTACTTCGTCCTCGTCTTCCTCATCCTCATCATCTTCCTTCAGGAACTCGGGGAGGTCTTCATCCTCGTCTTCGTCCTCTTCAGGCTCTTCGTCCTCGGCCTTCTCTGCCTCATGCTCTGCCAGGACTTCCCGGATGTCGTCTATGAGGTCACTAGTAGCCTCTTCTTCGGGCTCGGTTTCATCACCGAAAAGATCCTCTTCAGATATGCCGTCGTCTGGGTCAGCATCGGCCTCGATCTGCTCTTCTTCGCCTTCGTCCTCGGGATCAGCGTCGGCCTCGTCCTGCATCTCAAGCCACTGCTCAAGTGCTGCCTTGTGCTTGGATTCGTCTTGTTTGATGGCTTCGGCCATTTCTTTGAGCTGTGGGTCAGTGGCCATCTCGATCAGCTGGTCGATTTCATCTATGCCTTCGCCTTCACCGGCCAGTATGGCGCGAACGCGATCTAAATCGGAGCCTTTCTCCAGCTCCTCGTCTTCCATATTGTATTCTTCTTCATCCATAGAATTACCTTCTAATCGGGGAACGTGGATGTCTCCGAGATCGATACCTTTGTTAATCATAAAAATCAGACTTTGCTGTATATTGCACCTTCAACCATCCGCAAAGCTTTATCGTACTTTTTGCCTTCGGGGTATGCGGGATTGCGGAACTTTGGATGCTTCTGTAGTGCTGATTGCATACTGCGAAGCTTACCCAAAGACAATTCTTTAAGATCCTTGAGTTTGAGCTTGGTTGCTTGATCTGCTAAGGATACTTTGGGTTTCGGCTTCTCCTGCTGCTTGGGCGCTCCCTGTCAGCCTTTCGTATATTTTCCATGCAGTAAGGCGTCTTCGATTGCCCTTTTGGCTTTCGCCTCGTTTCCGAAAGCCGGGACGTAGATTGCGTTCTCATCCTGCACTGTCGCTGTTATGGGTATCAGTTGGTGGCTTTTGATCTTCCCATTTTCATCTAAGTGAATCGCAAGTCTCTGCATGTCTGGATGAGTTGATGCGATTGACTCGCGTGTGTTTCCGACATACTCATCAACTTCGAGTTTCCGGTCTATCGCGGCGCGGTCAGTGTATGCAGGGAATCCCTCTGGTATTTTATTTACCTTGAGGTAATTTATCTTCACATTCCCATGTTTTCCTTTTACGTTCGTTCCAAAGTTTTTATCTTCCTTCAGATCGAACTTGGCCGAGGATAGGAGTTTGTTGGATTTGGCATCGTACACATCCAGCCGGAGGAGTCCGTTTTCCATCTTGCCTATTACTTTCTGGTCGTGCGAATGGTACAGCCCATTCCACCCACCGTATTTGTCGGTCGAGAAGGGGATTACCCCCGGCCCACCTACTAGGCGCTCGGCTCCGGGAATGTCCTCGTATTTTGGTAGTCGCTGTTGCTCTGGCTTCTTTTCCTCTACGGGTTTCTTCTCGGGCTCTTTCGGCTTGCTCGTATTCAGCCATCCGATCTTGTCCAATGCGCTGCCACCACTCAAGAGTGTCTGGATAGCACCGGACACTCGTCCCTGGCGGGCTGCTTCCGCACGCCTTTCCAGCTTCCTCTTCGTCTTGGATGGCTTCTTGGAGCCGCCTCCTGAGCCCGACGTGAACTTGCCATCGTCTGCACGGGGGTGCTTGGATTCCTCCCAATCACCATCTTTCTTGAGTCGATGATTGGTACCGCCAAGAAGTATAGAGCCATCCGGGGCTACGTGGTGCCGCCTAGCCTCTTCGAACCAATCAAGATTCCGGAGGATAGACTTGAGGATGGGTATGCGCATGATCATAATATAACCTCAGCAATATTTTTCGGCTTCAGAACCAAGCTCTCGCAGGGCCTGCCAATCGTCCAGCAATGCCCGACAGCGAGCTACCATGGCCCGGTAGGCTTCGCGGGCTTCGTAATCTTCTTCAGGAAACATTTTAGGTCGATCCAGGATAATTAATTGGCAAAAGGTGGTGGATGCAATTCGGGTGCAGGAGGCCCTGTGAAATGGCAGTATCGAGCGCCGGGTATTCTCTCGATCTTCCCGATATTGATACTATCTTCCCTGCCCACTCACGGCATACTTCGCAGGTGTTCGGCCTGATCTCACGAGAAATCAAGACCAGATCCTCTTTCTGCTCGACTGCCCGGTTGATGGAACCTTCGTTAAACGAGTTCCTAGCAGCTGTTATCGCCACCATCTGAATGTAATCTGCGATCCCCAGCTCTTTGCCGTCTATCGTCTTGTGGCCTATCACCCGGCCCCTCAGGCCAGTGTAATCGACCTTCTTGCCCGCCAGTGTTGCCTGAACTCTTCGC